GCTTCTGCACCATCAGCAGCAGCACCAGTCGGATGCGGTCGTTGATCTCCATTTTGATAGCGTTCTTAACCGTAGTGCGCAGCCGATCTCTCTCCACCGTGTGCCGAAACCCTCGAATCAGGATTTGCTCCGCGCTGTCGGCGCGGGTCACGGAATCTCCATAGACTGCGGACACCCGTTGAACAAACGTTGAAAACTCTCGATTCAATGCGTCCGGGTCAATCTCCCGCTTGATGTATTCCTCATCCAGTGCAAGCACCGTGCCACGGTTGGTAATGCCCGTGGCTTGGAACTTGTTGGCGGAACCAGTGCCGCCGAAGTCCACGCCGATTATGACGGTAGTCATGCGCTGGCGGTTCTCCTCACACCATTTCAGCGGAGTGTCAATCAGAAATTCGTCGGTGTTATTGGCGAAGCACTGATAAACAAGTCCATCAGCCGCTACCCACAAGCCTCGCACATATCGGTCATAGAACACGCCAGTATATGTTGACTGATACCACGCCAGCTTTTTTCCGCTTAAGCTGGGATTGTCAGTCATCTCGAAGTGGAGATAAAGCGCGTTGTGTTCTTCCCGCTTATCAATCCAGTTTTCCTTGAACCAGTGTTTCGGGTGGTCCGGATTGCAGGAGAACCACGCCCGCGACCCCTCCACGCTGCACCTGGCCAGCGCCTGATTGACAAAGCTCTCAGGCATCAGCACCACTTCGTCCAGCAGAACCCCCGCCAGCGTCCGACCCTGAATCAGGGCAAAGCTGCTCTCGTCCCGCCCTCCGAACACCTCAAAAAAATTGACTTTCCGGCCACGGCGAACCTCTAAGATTTGCTTAGAACTTCTCCATCGGAGCGTGTATCGCTTCTTTGCGTAGTACATGGATATGTACGGCGTTATCATGTTCTCTGTGGCGCTCTTGACCGTCTTGCCGCAGATTCCGAACCGCTGGACGGAAAACTCCCGCATGGCCCAGTCGATGAAGGCCACCACCATGATGGAGGTCTTGCCGGAGCGCACCGCGCCGTCGCAGATCAAGGCGTCGTATTTGGAGTATGGGAAGGCGAGGATTTTCTTTTGCTTTTCGGAAATCATTTTTGCCTTAACGCCTCAACAAGTAGAGACTGAATAATTTCACTACGCTCTCCATCATCACCTGTCCATAGGTAATTTTTGTTGTGGTATGAAAGTGTCTCAATAGCAAGGGCAACTCGGATATAATCCATTGGGTCTTTGCAGTATATTTCGCAAGGTTTCGATAAATCATTCATCGCTCTCCAACTCCTCTCCCAATTCTCTCAGGCTGCGGCTCAGGCCGTCCTCGGCAGTTTCGTCCTTCGGCCCGCCGCCGAATGTGGTGTACTTGTCTATCAAAATCGCCATCGTAGTGGCAATCTGCTGGGGCGGCGTCTTTTCGTACCGCTCGGCTTTCTTCAGCGCACTCAGGCAGATTCCAAGGACTTTGCAAACATCGTCCCGCTGGCTCTCCATGTAGTCCAGAATGTCAGCGGTGTTTTGTTCTTTTTTCTGCTGTACTTTTTTGGCCGTCTCCGGGTCTCTCGTAACAACGCGCTTGACCGTTTGGTGAGAAATGCCATGCAGCTTTGCAGTGGCGTTATAGCTCTGGTTGACCGCATAGTCGGCTATGATCTGTTTTTTCTGCTTATCCGTCAGCCTTGCGGCCACGTCACCCACCTCTCAGTCAAAATCTATCGTCACGCAGTCGGAAAATCTTTTTCGTTCACCAGAAACCACGTCACAAGCCAAACAGCTTCCTTGAGGCTCCTGATTTTAGAATCCCTTAAAAGATTTCGAACGATGTACCAGTCTCCAAAAACATGGTAAACAACGCACTGTTCTCTCACTTTGTCAAGCGTTCGTTTCCATTTTCTCCGCATCGGAATGATTATCATTACCGTCCTCCGCTTGCCTTTCCATACGGCCCAATATATCAACCCCTACGGGGTTGTATATATGGGCCTATGGAAAGTGTCATCGTCATCACCGCCATCCGCCGTGCGGGCTCGAATACGGCCCGCCGTTACGGACTTTGCGGGATGATACGCCCATAGGCGTGTACTGCTCTGGTGGACCATCCAGGAATCGAACCTGGGCCAGCCGGTTATGAGCCAGCCGCTCGACCTTCGAGCTAATGGGCCGTAGTGACTGGCTTTTTCTCACCAGCTTGCGGCAACAAGCACCAGTCATGAGGATTTAGACCATCACATTTAAGGAGCGTACAGCCCCCGGCTCCTGCGCCGGTTGGCTGCGTATGTGCCCCGCCGTCGGGAGAATGGCGGCGGGGCTCTCCGCTTAGATTTTCACACGCCTTACGGTAAGACACCGTGTACTTTAGCGTCTCCAGCGCAGTTTTCAGCGGAATTTGCCCCATTCTGTCCCGCAGGGCTGACGGGTGCCTGTGACCGTCCAAATCACAGGACGCTGGGGCCGTTATCCAGTGACGGCGTGGCCCGGCTTAACGGGCGGGACGGACTATCCCGGCTGGACACCGGCGCGTACGACTGGTGTTCTCTTTCCGCTCTTCCCAGGATTCCCACGGCTCAAGCGGATGTTTTGCCGTGAAAATGGTACACGCCGATGTGGTGCCGCGGGTTTCCTCATGCAGATTCCGGCGGCATGGACGGGGCGGCAGCTGCCACACTGCCGCCCCTTGCGCAAGAGGGAGGAAGAATGGAGGGTGTGGGTTGCACCACCCACGCTCCTATTATCGCACATCCTAAAACATCGGCAGACCAAAAAAGGTCAGATTCAATAATTTTTTCTCCCTACCAAGTAATCAATACTGACACTGAAATGGTCTGCAATTGCTATCAGCGAATCCATTGTTGGCTTTGATTCTCCACGCTCATATTTCTGAATCGCTGTATCTGGCAACCCACAAAACTGGGATAAAACTATCCGGCTTATATGTTCCCGCTCCCTCAACTTTTGTAGCCGTTTAGGGAATTCGTTCTCCATCAATGCCTCCCACTCCATCTGCCCCGGATAGGCCCGTATGATGGCCTTTACGTGGCCCAACTACACGGTATGCCGGGATACCATCAAATTCTTTAATTTCCGCAAGAAGTTTCCCTTCAAGTGCAAGTTTTATTTGTGCTACCTCCTCCGACATCACCCCGGTGTCCTCGTAGGCGGCGAGGCGGTCAATCATAGGGAATATATCAGCACATTTCACCCCGTTACACGTTCTGCAAGGCCCATGGCATCCTTCCCTCATGACCCAGCCATCAAATCGTTTAGTCAGTCGTTCCATCGTTTCCTCCAATCCTTCGTTCCAGCTCCGCCCAGGCTCCCTCGGTGAGGGGCTTGCCGCAGGCAAAGCAAAAACCTTTCAAAATTGATTTTGGTACGTCCTTAGCTGAGCGATAGAATATGCTCCGGCAAGTCACAACCCTCCCATCAAATCAAACATTGTTTCCTGTCCGCCTTCCAGCGCGTCCAGGCTCTCCATATCCACCAGCATTTCATTTTTTGCCCGCTGGCAGAACTTTTTTGATATTTCAAACCCATAACTATGCCGCCCCAGCTCATACGCCGCCCGCAGGGTGGACCCGCTCCCTGCGCATGGGTCGATCACCACATCGCCCGGATCAGTGAAAATCTCAATCAGCCGCTTCAGAAGCCTCACTGGCTTCTGTGTATCATGAATTTTCGGGATGTTCGCCCCGTCCCGCTCCCAGGGAAACCAGTTGAAAATCATCTGCCCATCGTTGCGGAATTTGGGTAGCTTGTCCCGGTAAAGCAGGAGGCCGTATTCCGTGGCCCCCACCACCCGCATATTCGCCTTGAGCACCTGTGCGGAATAGTTCTTGACGAACACCAGTGGGATATTGTGCTTGAACCCGTGCTTCCCGCCGTACACGATCACTGTTTGCAGTTGCTGGAACGAACAGAACACCAGCATAGCCGGGGCCTGTCCCCGCTCTTTCGGCTCCTTCTTCAAGAGCTTGTTGCAGAAATGGAAGTATTCGGCGATATTGAAGTTGAAGTCAGAGTGGAAAAACGCTTTCCCCGCCTTTTTGCTCTCGCCATTGCGCCGGTCGCCGCCTATGTACCACTCCGGGTTACTGCCGAAAGCATTTGCCCCGATATTGTACGGAATATCCGCGATCACGAGCTGGGCCTTTTGAATCGGATATTTCTTCCAGTTCTGGAAGTTGTCGTTGTATAGCTCACATTTCACACCCATGCGCATCACCTGATTTCTCCTGCATCCCTCAGCCGCCGCTTGGCGCCATAGAGCGTGCTTTTGCTAATTCCGAGTTTTTCGCAGATGGATTCGTCGTTCCGCCACCCGGCGTGTATCATATCGCGGATTATTTCATCACGCTCCAGCATTTTTTCATGAGGCGTTTTTCTGCTTTTGCATTTTTTAAACGCCTTTTCCCTATTTTTCTTGCCATTCAAAGGGCAGTCAACAGATTCCATGCGGCATTCCTCCATTGTACACGCGGTGCAGACGGCAATTCTTTCCGGCGGGTCTGATACGAGCAAATCCTCCGCCGCAAACCGTTCAACCCAAGGCGCACAGGCGTATCTAATCCCATAGGGGTCACTTGTTATCATGCTTCTACTACCCGCCCCTCACTATTGTCATCTTCCTCCGTTATATCAATCTCCGCTCTTGGCCTGTCCTTGTCGTACAGTACCCGGCTTCCATCGAGCGAGACAATGATTTTGCTGTTATCGTCTGCCAGTACCCGGTAATGCACCAAAATGTCGCAAGTGGCCTCCAGCAGGTTCACCAAGTCCACCCGGCGGCGGGTCGGCATAAAATACATACACTTCACATTCACCGGCCTATCAATCATCAGCCGCACCCGTGCCGGTATGTACATCCCAACCATTTCCTGGTACTCCTCAAATTTGGCGGACGGCTTTATAATGCGCCGCCCATTTCCCAGTCGAATAATGCGCTGGCTGTTCTTTTTTGTCACGGGTGGCCCAAAAATCACCAGCTTCACGGCTATACCAGCCTCCGATTTTTATCCCCAGTCAGCTTCAGGTAGTACCCCTTGCACCGTTTAAAAATTCGGCTTCCAATCGCCTGATCTATCTCCATGATTTCGTCAAGCGTTTTTTCAGATGAAATGATGGTCGTAAGATTTTTCCCCACATCCCGGAAATTGATAATTTCAAACGCAAGATTCACGTCTGCTTGGGTGATTTCAGCCCCTTTTTTTGTCTTGAACAGGTCGTCAATGTAAAGAACCGGTGTACTCTTAAACGGGCGAATCAGCCGCTCATATTCGTCCGCATTGTTCACTGTAGCCTTGAGCTTCACAGATTCATCGCGCCAAAGCATATAGCGAACCCCAAGCCCCCTGTTCAGCAGCTCTCCACAGATGGCAGTACAAATATGGGTTTTCCCCGCTCCCACAGAGCCAACCGCAGAAAACCATTTTCCCCTCCCGTTTTCCAGAAAGTCAACGGCCCTGCGCTTCATTTCGGCCTGCCAGAGCTCTAAAGTCTCAAAGTTCTCCAGTGTGCATCGTTCCAAAAGATCCCTCATGCCGCTTCGCTCGATTTGCCGCAAGCTCCTGCGTTTCGCCATACACTGGCATTCCACATTTACCAGGTATTTCCCGCGAATTTCCGTGATGGTTCCCCGGTTTCTGCACAAAGAGCAGTCAACCCCGGTCAGGTTTCCCGCCACCGAGTTTTCTGCGCTTTTTTTCGCCTCGAGGGATTCCTCAAAGCTCAGTGGCTTCAAGGTTCCACTTTTTACCTTCTCCGCCACTTTGGGCGGCATCACGGCCAGCAGTTCTGCCATGTCCACGGCGCTCCATCTCCTTTCTGTTCCAGTCTGCGACAGAATGAATGCCATCCTTTTCGCAATTCTGCAAAATTTTACAGATATAAGTCCACTTCCTTGCCCCTGCGTCTATGGCTCGGTCAATAGCCCGTAAGCACACTTCCTCCCCGAGCGTCTGTACGTACCCCTTAAGCAGGTCAATACTTGTCTGTGTCGGAAGCGGATCTATGTGGTTCATGTATGCAGACATGACGCGCCCAAGGCCCTCGTCGCGCGCGTGCGCTCTATCATCGTCATCTTTATTTGTCTTAGTCTTTGTCTTAGTCTTTATATGGCTGTCGGATATACTGGCGGAAACACTGTCGGATATACTGGCGGAAACACTGTCGGATATACTGTAATTATTACAGTGTTTTTTGCAAAGGGCGTACTGATTCGGTGTCCCCTTGCGCCCTTTTTTGTAGGTGATAAATCCGGCCTCCACCAGCTTGTCTCGTGCTCGAATGACCGTTTTTTCGGACTTCGTATCTGTCATGAGCATCAACCGCAAGTTATCTACTCCTACGTACTCCGGCCAACCCGCTCTATTGAAGACATACAATAATTTGTAGAACATCAATTGTGAGGACGCTGGCAAAGCGTTGGTTTCGAGCCATTGGTTGAAATCGTTCAGATAGTCTATGTAAGTCACTCTTTACCCCGCCTAAGTATCAATATCGTGCTGCTCACACAACTCCAGCAGGTCTTTTGCGAACTCGTAGTTGACCTCCCTGGTGTTGTGCATGAAGCGCATCGCCCTGTTGACCGTGTTCCGCTTATCAATAGTGGAAAGCAGCTCATCCGTTCCCGGAACTGTTTCTCCGCTGTATCCTCTTCCGTATGAAGCAACTATTCCGCTGTAGGAAAGCTTGAACGAATATCCTCCAATTGTCCGCACAATCCCGCTTGGTGTTACCTTTTTAACGATGATTGGGGAAATGTTGCCGCGGTACCGCCTTATCACAATATCTCCCGGCTTCAGCGAACTAACCCACGCCGCCGCTTCTTCGTGCGTCATATGTATCCCTCCTAAAATGGCAAATCACCATCATCATCCGCCAGCTCCGAAAACTGGTCTCCGCCGGATGGCGTCCCATAATCCACTTGACCCTGACAGCCCCTGGAGGTGTTGGAACTGTCGCCGTCCCGCTTGGAATCGCCAAAGTAGACGCTGTCGGCCACCACCTCGGCGGAGCGGCGCTTGCTGCCCTCCTTGTCGGTCCAGTCCCTGATCTGTAAGCGGCCCTCCACAACGGCCATGCGGCCCTTGGAGAAGTAACGGCTGACAAACTCACCGGTCTGCCGCCAGGCCACCACGTCAATGAAGTCGGTGGCCCGCTCGCCAGTCTGCTTGTCCTTGAAGTCCCGATCCACCGCCAGCGTGAAGCTGGCAACGGCAGTGCCGCTCTGGGTACGGCGCAGCTCCGGGTCCCGGGCCAGGCGGCCCATAATTACAATACGGTTGAGCATTAAAATTCCTGTCCTCTCACAGGAAGAATAAGTCCAACCAGTGAGCCGATTCCGTCATAGACATAAACATTTGTTGTCCCACCATTAGAAAAGAACTGACCTCTGGGAAAAAAGCTTAAGTACTTTTGGTTCACAAGAGAAATCGTTTTCTTATCTTTGGACCAGAGTTTTGCCAGCGTTCGGCTCCCATCCCTTTTTCTAACGTTGGAATCAAAAATCTGGATCATTTGATCCTTATCAGCGGAGGTGTCGTACTGAAATTCTGGGATATCTTCCCACCTGATTTTCAATTCGCACTTTTTAAAAACTATAATATAAAACCCATCCGTAAGGCCAATATCGTCATCGGAAATATTTATACGCCTCATGCGTTTTGTTGCGCTAAGCATATCTTTCAGCACTTCAACCTGAAATTTTGTTCTGTCAAACACCGTTTTCCCTCCTATACTCAATAAAGATCACGGTCTTGTTTTCATCCTTCCGCCGCCGCTGTCGGACGGTGTACCCGGCCCGGTAAAGGGCCAGGGCCACCGCCTCGCGGTCAGCGGGGGTGGTGATGTAAAGGGGTGTCCAGTCCATCACGCTTTCTCCATTTCCGCCTGCAGGCTGTCCTTGATGTGCGCCGCCGCGCCATTCGGTTTATAGATGGTGTTCATGCTCGCCCCTCCCATTCCTCGCAGCAGTGGTCATAAGGCGTCCAATCGGCGCAAAATTCGCTGTCGTTGTTGACGCAAATCCAACTGTCGTCCATCTCACATTCGTGCCACTTGCACGTCCCGCAGCATTTAGTCTCCATCGGTGGCCACCTTGTCCATTTTTGCGCCGCAACTGGGACAATATCTGCTCTTTGCAACGTCTCCCTGGTAATCGTAATACCAGCATCCTCCGCCGCATTCGGAACACTTAAAACGTTCGCAAGGTGTATCAGACACTTCCCATCGGCCATGCACCACCGGGGAAACGTCGGCGGCGGGGATTCGCCTGACTGCCATCATAGCTGTCGTTTGGTAGCCTGTTCCACACATTTCGTATAACAAGGCCTCAAGTGCTTCTTCCCGCTCAATGTATTCAGCCATCTTTATTCCTCTCCTCTCCTCTCTGTGTTGGTGCAGAAATACATACTTGCTGTTCGGCCCAGCGTTCCGGGCCAGCCAGTCCAGCGCCTGCTCTTGGCTCAAATGGTTCTGCGCCGCCCGCACTTCATAGGCGAATTCGCCGCGGGCCAGCTTGTCCTCTATGCGGGCTTCGATCTCCGCTTTGGTGTGGTTGGCTTCGATAAGATAGTAATCGTAGTTCTTGGCCTCGATATGCTCAAGGGTGCTGGTGTCGGTGGCGTAGAAAAGATACTCGTGATCCTTATGTACGATCCATCCGCAATTTGGGACATCATGCACCAGATGAACCGGATTGACGATTACAAAGTTATTGTAAATGAGAGCATGGCTGCTTTCCCCTGGTTCTGTTGGTCGCGTAACATCAATGGAGCGCTTATCCACCCCGGCCTCCAGCAAATGCGGCACCATCCACTCACAGCACCCCCACCGCAGGGCGGGCCGCTCCTGGTGGAGCGCACGCACCGTGGATTTGTTGAAATGGTCGCCGTGCTCGTGGGTCAGAAGAACCAGCCGCAGGTCTTTGATGTACCCGCTCTCCCGCAGCAACTTCATGGGCACACCGCAGTCGATCAGGATTTCGCCGTTGATGACTACGGCGTTCCCGCTGGAACCAGTGGCCAGGATGTCATACGTCACTTAGGCTCACCCGCTTCTCCTTCTGTGCGGCGTCCTCCGGCAATTCGATTGCCCCCGCCTCCGCCTGTTCTGGCAGTTCCGCCGCCTCCGCCTCCGCCTGTTCTGGCAGTTCCGCCGCCTCCGCCTGGATGTAGTCATCCGGCTCTACATATTCCCGGTCGTTGTCAAACGCAGTTTGGAGGTCAATCGACATGACGCCCCACTTGGAAATGAGCTGCCGAAGCATGGTCTTGAACGCCATAGCGTCAAACTGCTTGTACCAGAAAGAGGAATAGAGCCATTCGTCCTTCGCCGGGTAGTTGTGGGCCTCATAGTCGGCAAAGGACACTTTCGGGTATTTCCCGTTGGTGGCCTCCTTGCTGAATGCAGGGCTAAAACGGTCTGCGTGGGCGATCATCTTCTCCTTGCTCCAATAGATGGTCTTGGTAAAGCCGTTCAGGTACTCGAAGGAGGCCAGATAGCCAGCGGTGGGGGTACTCTCCCGCTGCGTGTCGTCCTGGATCATGTTCAGTTCGCAGTATTCCGTCAGGGGATCCCAATGAATCAGCTCCCCCTCTTTGATAGCAATCACGTTCAACCGCTTGTAATAGCCGGAACGAAGGGCCAGTTGGACATAGCCCTTATACCCAAGCTGAAACTGTGCGTCCTTGCAGCCTTTCTTGCGGTTCTCATAGGGCACAAGATAATACTGGCCCAACTGTGGGGACGGGGAAAGGTTCAGGCTTTCGCCCAGCAGCGCCCCTGAAATGATCGTCCGGGGGTCGCATTCCTGAAGGGAAGGGTTGACCGCCACGGCGCTGGTGATGGCGGAAACAAACCTACTGGCCCGCTTGGGATCCGTGATGGTCTTGTTAATCAGCTTTTGATAGGTCGGGGTAGAAATTACCGCCGAAAAAGCGGGGCGTTGGGCCTGCATAGATTCGTTACTCATATCTGATACCCTCCATATTCAAGATTTCTTTGATTTGCCTGAGAACGCGCCGGGGCGCGTCATATACGGTGAACGAACACACCGGGATGATGTCATCCAGGCTCTTTTCCGGCGCGGGCGCGGGCGCGGGCACAGCCACCGGCGGGGCCAGGGCCTCCACCCGGCGCACCATTTCCGCCTCACGCTCCCGCTCCGCCTTGCGGGCCTCTTGCGCCGCCTGCTGTTCCTCGATGCGCCGGTGGCGATCCTGGACGGCGCAGATCGCGCCCGCCGCGTCAAGCGACCGCTGGAACTCCACCATGATTTCCTCAGCGTCATCCAGGAGGCTGATTCGGCCAACGCTCTCACTGACACCAGCCACGAACGCTGCCAGCCGATCCCGTAGTTTCTTGGGCGTCTTGGCCTTTGCTGAGGCCATATTCACCTTGATTCCGGCCCGCTCATAGACCAGCCAATCCAGATGATGGACAGCGCACAGCTCGTCAAAATAGGCCCGCAAGCCATCCTCACAGTCCTGTTTGATGGAAACCTCCGTTTCTTGTATTTCTTTGGAGTACAAAGAGAGTGCATCAACATAACCTTTCGATGCGTCCTTGTAATCGGCCTCAAACCTTTTGTACTCCTCCATCGCCCAGCTTTTGAGCGCCTTGCGCCACTCCTCCAGTGCGTCATATTCTTTCTGCGTTTCCGCTCGATTCGTCTTGACAGACGCAAGACTTTCCGGCGTACATATCAGAGAGCGAGCTTCTTCCAACCGCAAAGTCCCCCGTGCTCGTATAGCCTGGAATTGAAGCGGGCTAACAGGCAATTGCTTAACCTCGATTAAAGATTCCATTCATCTCATCCTCCTCCCGGTCGTATCCTTCCTCCTCTGTTTCTCCAGGATCCTCCTGCCAACAGTCCGGCGGCTCCAGCGGCGGCTCGGAAACGTAGTATGCGCGGCAGGCATTGTCGTAAAAAGTGTAGAAGCTCATTCCTGTGCCTCCAATGTCAAGAAATACAGTCGCACGGCAGCTCCAACTGTTCCTCCGGCATTGCTTCCCGGACTTTCTTCCAGAATCGGGCGCTGTTGGTCTTATCCGTTGGCATAATGCGGAGAACGTCGCGCATTTCCTGGAACTTCGGTTCAAGCTCTTTCAGGTAAACGCCCTTGATAATGCTGTATCCGATTGTTTCCTCCGCCGCTTTCGCCTCTTCCCAAATATCCGGGCGCAGGCAGTACACGCAATACCAGTGTTGTTTCCCGGCTTTCAGACACCCGATGCAGTTTGCGTGCTTATAGGTTGCATAGGTGCCGGGCCGCGCTACCCCCACTTCCTCGGTCGCCCAAATCGTCCGCTGCCAGTCCGCCAGCGGGAACACCGCTTTATACCCCATGGCGTTCATAATGTCGCTCCGGCGGTTCATTCTGCTGGTTTCCTCTGCGTCAAATCCATAAATTACCCAGTCGCCGGGCGCTCCGTTTTCCTCCAGCCATTTATAAAACGGCTCTGTTTTAAGCCTGCTGGTGCAGAACGCCGGGCGGGTAAAAGCCTTGAACGCCTTGTTTGCCACAGCCACGGCCAGCGGCGGCGTAGTTTCCCATCCCGGCATATTGGCGTATGTGATCGGCAGGCCGATATACTCCGCCACCTCCAGCTTAAACCGCTTGATGTCCTCATGCTCAACGTGCGGGGAAATATCATGGTTCAGGAGAATCATTCCTTCGGTCCCGTACTTCCTGGCCGTCTCAATCGCCGCCAGCGCAGAAGAGTGACCGCCGCTGAAACAAACAATCTTCTTCCCACTGCTCATTCCTGCACCTCCTTATATTCCATCAGCGCCCACGCCGCGCCCATAACCACTGTGCCAACCACCAAGAACAGCCCCGGCCCAAGCACATCCATCAGACCGTCCGCTGCCGCGGAGAACAGCAGGATCAGCATAAATGCCGCAAGGCTTGTCCACCGCCTCATAAGCGCATCCCGGCGCAAACGAGCGCCCACCAGGTGATCAGCACAGCCGCCACGCCCGCCACAACCAACAGGGCGGGAACAATGTCACTGCGTTTTCTCATCACTGTCCTCCAATGGCTTCCAGAAACCAGACGCCAAATTGTTTGGCTTGGATTTGGCGGTCACAACCGCAAGAGACTCCCAACTCGACATCGGGACACAAAGTCCGGCAAAAACACAATACCCCTCGCCAGCCAGGATGCCCTCGCCAGCCTTGATGCCACAGCCAGCCTCGATGCCCCTTGCGAAAACCGAACCAACAAACTCAATCCGCCCAGCAAAAAAGATGTTTTTATCCGGTTCAGCGATATCCTCACTATAGGTGCGGACATCTTCCGTATGGCCCACGTGGGAAAACAGCCAGCCAGCAAAATCGAGCCGACCTTCCTCTGCGCAGCGGTCAAGCACCTCCTGATACTCACCGCCGTCCGGGAACGCTTTCTGGAACTCACGCTGACCTTCACGGCACGCGCCAAGTTCCTTTAGGTAGGCCAAAGTAATTTTGAATGTGCCCTTCATAGTTCCTCCTTTATAGACTTCTTTTTTCATGACCACGGTCCCTCCATCGTCATGGAGGCGGCGCGCCTTTATCCATGGGCCTCCTGTGGTGTGTATTTTGATATCAGAATGTGTAGATCAATGCTGAGCCCAGTTATCCCACCTCTGCGCCGCCGCCAGAACGGCGTTGGCGTAGCCCCTAGCCCCGGTGTCATAGCCCGCGTTGTAGCTGGTGAGTGCCGCCGCCGGGTCCCCGTACCGCTCCAGGAGCTGGCCCAAATAGCCGATGCCCGCCTGCAGATTGTCCTCCGGTGACAGCTTGTCCGGGAAATAGTCCCGGTTGAGTTGGAGCAGCCCATAGCACGAACCGTTGTCCGCCTCTGCCTGGAAGCAGCTCTCCATCTCGATGAGCCCCAGGGCCAGCGCGATGGGGACACCGCTTTCCTCGCACGCCTCACGGAGCACCAGCTGGAGGTCCGGCGACAGCGGCACGGCGGGGTCGCAGGGTACGGGGGTTGGCGTAGGAAGGGGTTCCGGGGTGGGTTCAGGTCCAGGTGGAGGAAGCTCAATATGTACCTCCGCCACCTGGGGCGGTAGCTCCGCCCCAGCCCGCTCAATGGAGTGGGAGAGGCACCAGCCACCCGCTAGGGCTACCGCCACTGCCGCCGCAAACACGAGGGCGGCGAAGACATCGTCAAAACGTTTGCGCATTGGTTCGCCCTCACTTCACATTGGACACATGATACCGCCCAAAACCAGACGTGCGCCAGCTCCCAATGCCCAGGCCAAACCCGGCCAAATTGATGATGTTGGTCACGCTCTCCAGAGAATAGGAGGTCTCGACACAGGCGATCTCGAAGGTCGCCGTCCAGCCGGTAAAGCGGTTCAGACGGGCCAGCACGGGAGCGCCACGTTTGGGGGACATGAGCTTTTCGTCGATGTAGTGTTCCGTGAAGGTGATGGGCACCAGCCCGCCGGGGGCCACGATGTTCACACCGGCGTCAAACTTGGTAGAATACTTATCCAGCCCGCCCCGCACCACAGCCTGCCCGAAAGACTTTTTCAGCCCAAAAGCGGAAATGCAGGGGGCGTTGTGAAGGAGGGCTTCCCGCAAACCGTCCTCGGTGAAGTCGGTGGGGGTGCCGTCCCGCCAGTGCATGGAGGTGATAATCTGCTCCCACTCGTTGGGCTTCTCCATCTTCTTCGCCTTGTCCTTGCGGGCGTCGGTCAACTGCCGGATGGTTGGAGCGTTCATCTTGTTCAAAACCAGGTCGCCGTCGCCCTCAATAGTGACTTTGGCGTGGATCACGCTGATGGGCTGGATTTCGATGATAGTTTCTTTTGACATTTTCTTTTCCTCCTATGTAAGCGGGCATTTTAGAGAGCTTGTCGTGTTCTATACTGACTTGTTTTATATAAGTTCTTTGCTGTTGTGAATTCTCCTGTGGTAAAGAATCCTTAGTCGAATTTTTCTGAGGTTTGCTTAGAGGACAAGCCCCCTAAAATGCCCGCTATGTGTTTGATGCTCACCCGCTCCAGATTGCGGTCTGTTATCCTGAAATATATTGTTTTGTTATTTCATTTCGCGTTCTGATATTTTCTGTACTCTTAAATAGTGCTGCGGTCACAAACCGCAATCTGGAGCGGGTGATGGTTGGCTCCCCGGCAGTGCTGGCAGTTCGTTGTGTTATATTGTTTTGATATGCACTGTTTTTTACTTGGTCGTTGTGCGCTTTCCTTGACGGCCAACGAGCCGCCAGCACCGCCGGGGATTGATTGTGATGTAGTGTTTTGACCTTTGCAATCCTGATATGTTTTGTATGGGTAGTGTAGTGTGCGCGGTGGGCGCTATTGGCGGTTTGTTTTGCGCTATTCTGTCATTTCGTGTCCAAATCTAAGCATTCGTTTTGATTCGTGAATTTCGTTTAGCGGTTACAAGCCGCCAATACCGCCCACCGCGCCGCCGTTTAGCTGGCCTTACCCCGCATCAATTCCTCGATTGCGTCAAAGACGGCCTCCAATTCCGTCAAGCTGTGGTACTTCACCCGCAGGGCCTCCAAGTCCCGCAAAGCGCTTGCCAAAAGGTTCTGGTAGCTGTCCTGATTACGCACGATGATCTGCGCGGGCCGGTAGCCGCTCCCGCTCTCCGGCTTGAAAAAGAACCGGATTGGGGGCTTGTCCTCCCGAACGGTTTCCCGGATCACCAGATGGCGTACCACCTGCCGTGCTTGGTCCAGCCGGTGCTTTTCAGCGGCCACCGCATCGTTCCACTCAAAGCATTTGTGGAGCTCGGAGCTGGGATCGCGGGCCTTGTCCACGATTTGCGCGGGCGTGGCGCTATCGCCGATAGAAGCGATTTCCGCCGCAACAAGCTGAGCGTCCGCTTTGTGGAGCGCCGCAAATCCGGGCTTCCACATTGCGCTCATTTCAACAGCCATGATTTCCTCCTATGTATCCCCAACATCGTTCAGGGCTTTGTTTTTTTATAAGCTGTTTTTTCCTGCACTTTTTTGTCCTGTCCGTCTGTGTTTTGTTCGTTCGTTTCGTGACCGATTGAGTTATGTATAGACATACAGAGAGCCGTAAAGCCCTGAACGATGTTGGGGATTTTAAAAATTTAAATTTGATTTTCTGCTTGCGTTGTGTTACAATCAAGGCGACAGGTTAATTGCGAGTAGTGCTTGTCCCGCCCCGCCGGATGTTCGCCCATCCGACGGGGTTTTCCATGTGTCTAAACACGAGCGCCTTTTATACCTCAAAAAACTTCGCAAAATTCTCCGACCCATACTGCCCTCTCGTAAGCTCCAGCATCTCCCGAATGGTGTATCGCTCTTTGAGCTTATTCCCCAGGCTGTTCACAAACTGCTCGGACCCTTGTTTGCACGCGCCGGTGATGATTCGGTACATGGCCACAGCCTCCTCAACACCCATCTCGGTATCCAGGGGAAGGCCGCTGTATTGATCTGCACCGCGGTCTGATGCAGACTTAAAAAGCAAATCGGAAATTCCCTCACGAAGCGTGGCGCAGTGAGCATAATTTGCTCCATCGAAAATGACGTTTCTACCGGGTATTCGCCCCACGTAAAATGTGTACTGCTTAAGATGCTTTTCCTTTTTAATATGGCTTAAAATATTATCAGCATAAATCCAATGGCCTGGACGGTAATCACTGTTATGCAGTTGGTTCACTTTTTCAATTTCCGATTCGGTGATGCCCGTGCCGCTCAGGTTGAGCCACCCGCCCACGGTCAGATTGTCCGGCAGCGCCGTGATGCCCGTGCCGCTCAGGTCGAGCCACCCGCCCACGGTCAGATTGTCCGGCAGCGCCGTGATGCCCGTGCCTCTCAGGTTGAGCCCCCTGCCCACGGTCAGATTGTCCGGCAGCGCCGTGATGCCCGTGCCGCTCAGGTTGAGCCACCCGCCCACGGTCAGATTGTCCGGCAGCACCGTGATGCCCGTGCCGCTCAGGTCGAGTGAGCCGCCATTTTCATCAATTATCCGTTTTGCCGTTTCAATTGAAATCTTCATTTGCGCCCTCCATATAATAATTCGCTCTGTCTTATGCCCACAGCTCCCGCCGCACCCCGGCCAGTTCCGCCAACTGCCACGCGGCGAAACCCACCGCGTCCGCCTCCGCCAGGAACTTCTCAGCGATAATGTCGCTGGGCGCGTTGATAACGGCCTGCTTGTAATCCTCCATGCTCACAGATATCCCTCCTCTCACTCTGGAATCTTTGCATCTTCCGCCGCGCTGGCGGCTTTTCCTTCATGGATCACAGCAAACTCTGCCTCGATCCCTTTATAGCCGAACGTTTTCTGTCCAAGGAAAAGCATGGCCCGGTCAAATACATCCAGGTTTTCGTTTTCCACAAAACCACCTCCGATTGATGGTATGCCGCCCCGCTTGTCCGACTTGCGCTGTTGCGGTCGGGCTCTTTATGGTTAGTCACGTCCAGATTGCGAAAAACGATGTCGCCACCACGCACAGCACAATGCCCCAAACGAGGTTGTAGAACTTGTACGGCTCCATCGGATGTGCCTCGATATCCAGTACCCCGCCCCACGGCAGGTCAATATGGACTTTCATAAAAATTCCTCCTTTGCTCTTGCGGCCAACAGGAGGAAATGGTATAATATCCTCGGTGCTGGCCTGGTTCCGTCAGGTCTGCTCCTGCCCTCGTTGGTGCGTCATCACCAGCGGGGGCGCTTTTTGTTGCCCTGTTCCCCGGCCTGTGGTAGAATGTGGTCGGAGAAAGGGGGTGGCAGTTTTGGATATCCTTCAAACAATCGTTATTATCGTCCCGAGCGTCCTTTCCATTTGTGTTTCGGGCATTTATGCCTACATCGCCTTAGCGAAGTTAAAGGAGCCAAAGAAAGACGAGGTATGGGCAACCACCGAAAAAATGCTTTGTAACAAACTTGATGAGATGAGCGCAGATGACTTTGCAAAGTTGTACCTATTACTCAAATTTTTTAAAGAACACCCAGAGGATTTAAAGGGCTTCGATACAATCGAGGATGCCCTAAGGGCTAAGCGCGAAACAGAACGAAAAGAACAGAAATGAGTTGTAGTACGCTCAGAACACAAACCGCAAGAAACCCGTAGAAAAACAATTTATAGTCATCTTTTTTCACTAAATTCACCACCTATCCGTACTGGAACCGCTCACACCTCCACCTCAACGCAGATTTTTGCGTTGGGGTGGGCTTTTTTATTTTCTCCACCACCGCAAGCGCTCCCTGAATCGTATTGCTACAATTTTCCACGATAAAGAACTCGGGCTTTGGGCTGAACATCTTGATCATTTCGTCTCACCCCCTCCCGCCGCCCGCCTGGGCGGCTTTTTCATGCGCTGTCCTGCACCGGTTCGGTGCGGTTCCCGTCCTGGTAGAAGTCGAACGGGTCTTTCCCGAGGAACTTGCAGATAGCGATTGCTTCATCCGCTCTCAGACTTCGCTCTTTTCTTACAATGCTTCGCCGCAGGATGCCATCTGAAACCCCGGATGCACGAGAAAGCGCTGAGATATTGATGCCCATCCTCTTGATATAATTAGAAACATTTGTCGTAATGACGTCCGCCACCGTTATGACCTCCTTTCGTTTTAATAGCTTTTTGTTGACCACGGCAGGAAATTTTGCTAAAATGGCTTTGGGTTTAGCGTAACCTCCCTTTTGATAGGCGGCGAAAGGAGGTGAAGCTATGGCGTGTACCTGCAAGCCTAAACGCAGAAGTCCTATGACCGTTACGGTCAAGCGGCATAAGCGTGGTGGTTCGACGGTCAAGCGTCACCGGCGGCACAGTCCCCGGTAACCCACCGCCGCCCTGTGTTACCGCGCAGGGCGGTTTTCTTTCCCGCCGCAGTCGAGTGATTCTTCAAATTGAATCATCATCGTTACTATACCACTCATTTTGAAGAATGTCAATAGGCATTTATTCAAATTGAAGAAAAAAGTATTGACAAAAGCAATGACTTGGATTATCATCAAATTGCGATAAAATAAGGAGGATTTCATATGGACGACGCAATATTAGGGAAAAAGTTACGTGAATTGCGAATACAGGCTGGTAAAACCGTTCCAGAAGTATCAGAATATTTAAAGTCTGTTGGGTGCAAAGCTGCAACTCAAACCATATATGGATGGGAGCGTGGGCATAGTCAGCCGACAATTGATACTTTTATGGAGATGTGTATATTTTATGGTGTAACAGATATTTTTTCTCATTTTGGAGAAAACCCCATAGAAACAAAAAACTCCCCTAGCACAGCCGAAGCTGCGCCAGGGGGAGCTGTTTCTGATATGTTTGACAAGCTGAATGATATGCTCGTCTCGATTGGCCTGATTGGGCCAGAGGATGATTTAACGGCCCAGCAGGCCGAAGTTCTGATTGCCGTCTGCCGAATTATCAACGCTACTTTCCAAGACTAACCTAATAGCCTCCAGAACTTTGCCCTGGTTTTTGCACCCGGCAAGTTCTGCCGCCACTCGTAATAGATTTGGTTTGTTTGTGTACTTGTTCTCCAAACTGTCCACTTTCATCAAATCGCTTCCCCTTCGTGTTGTCGTTCATCTGTTGCAGATTATAGTACAACCGTTTGTTTTTTTCAACCCGCAATCTTCTACAAAATCGGGTGCACAACTTTAGCGGAAACAGCGATTTTGAAAAATCGTTCGACAAGTCCGGCTTAAGGGACTTTTAATATGATATGGTTATCTATCTGGTTAAGGAAAAAGGGAGGCAGGTCGGGTAGTCCTCTTTCCTTTCGTTGTATGGAGGGACTTATACGTGAAGCGGGTATTTCTTTATGCGCGTGTATCAACTGAAGAACAGGCCGTCCATGGGCTGTCCATCGAGGTACAGACCCGTGCTCTGGAGGAGTGGGCAAAGGCTAACGGGCAAAAAGTGGTGGGCACCTATGTAGATGCCGGGATTTCCGCCCGGAAGCCCGCGTCAAAGCGTCCGGCCCTCCAGAAGCTTCTTGCAGACGCCCAGGCCGGGAAAGGCGAACTAATCGTGTTTACCAAGCTGGACCGCTGGTTCCGCAACATTGCAGAGTATTACAAGGTTCAGGAAATTTTGGAACGCTGCCATGTAGACTGGCGCACCATACACGAAGATTATGATACCTCCACCGCATCTGGACGGCTGAAAATTAACATCATGCTCAGCGTGGCCCAGGATGAGGCTGACAGAACTTCAGAGCGAATCAAAGCTATAAACGAAATGAAGCGTCAAAAATTGCAGCCGCTTACTGGGGTTTGCCCATACGGCTACAAGATAAAGGACAAGCAGTTTATAAAGGACCCGGGAACCGAGAAGGTCGTATCCGCTTTTTTTGACCGGTTCCTTGCAACGGGGTCCGTGTCCGACACCCAGGATTACATACTTGAACGCTATGGAGTGCGGATCAACTACCAAAAGGCACATAAAATGCTTGATATGACGTGCTATTGCGGCAGTTATTATGGGGTGGACGGAATGACGCCGCCTTACATATCAATGGAGCAATTTCAGAAAATCCAGTCTATGCGGAGGCGCATTGTGAGAAAGTCGAAAAAGAATCGGGTCTATATTTTCTCTGGACTGATAGTGTGCGGAAGCTGTGGCAGGAGGATGAGCGGCGGGGTCAACACCAATCAGGAGTCCTTTTTCTACAACTGCCAGGGGCACTACCAAAACCCAGGGCAATGCAAAAACGGCGTAAACATATCGGAGCGGAAAATAGAGGAATTCTTGAAAGAGACGATCCAAGACAAGATGGAGCGGCGGAAAATCGTGGTGCTCAAGGCGTGGGAAGCACGACAGGCGAGGGATTGCAGGGGTGAACTGGCCGTATTGCGGGCAAAGCTTGGACGCTTGAAGGAGCTGTACCTTAATGACTTGATCACGCTGGACGAATACAAAGGCGACCAGGCAGAGTATGCCAAAAAGATACAAATCTTGGAGACGGAGGCCGCAAGCCAGGAAAAACCTGATTTCAGCGGCGCAGAAAAGATGCTGGTCGAAAATTGGGAAACATTATATGAAGGCCTTGAAAAGAAGGATAAGCGCGAATTTTGGCGCATTTTAATCAAGGAAATTATAATTTATCCAGACAGGCGCATTGAGTACGAGCCGAACATTTAATTTTTTGCGGTGCCATTTTTGTAACATATCTTAATCTACGGAATAAGATATGTTACAAAAATGGCAAGGGGGGATAAATCCCCCTTGCCATCACCTTTTTACAGCCTCCCCAGTTTCCTCATAACGCTGTCGTAGGCCCGCCGGTTGACCACCTGGAGCGTTTCCATGAGCTCGTCCATGACAGCCCACGTTTCCGTTGGGTCCTTCCCTTCCACAGCTCGCAGGAAATCGCTATCACCGTACTGGCCCAGCCTTTCGGTGGCATGGCCAGCCGCCTCGGAGTATGCCGCAATCTGCGGCTGAGTGGTGGATGGGCCAAGCATTTCGTTGCGAACCGTATAGAGGTTTGCCAGCTTGGCATAGACCGGGAACGAGCTTTCCTCCTGCTCTAACTCCTGGATGGCCCACTCTATCTCTTTGAGGTTTGGCGCGGACATAGCCGCACCCCCTTACGCATTCTCCAGCTGGCGCATAAAGCGCTTGATGGTCTCTCTGTCCTGGTCGCTGGCACTGTCGAGAGCCATCTCCAGGTGCTCCATCATCTCGCTGCGTCCATCATCCCGGCTGTAGCGTCCCCGGTTGTCCTGGCGGGAACTGTAACCACCCATTCCATCACGCCCGCCATCGCGGCTATAATGGCCCCGCACATAGTGTTTGCCCCGGTTGGCATAGCTGGAGCCGCGCCCGTAGTCCATGCCGTCCACAGCCTCGCTATAGCCGCCCTCTTCCTCCAGCATACAAATCTTGTCAATGTTCTTGATGGTGTCGGTGATTTTGTGGACCACCTCCAAATCACCCGCGCCCATGTCGCGCTTTTCGGCCAGTTCTTCCAGCTCGGCCCACAGCTTTTCCTTCAGCTCATGAAGTTTTTCCATGTTGGTTTCTCCTTTCAAGTTGTAGGCGCGGCGGGGGCGGCAGGAGCCGTACCGTTAATGCTGCGCAGATTATTGGTGGGGCAGGGGCAAATATTGCCCAGCAGCTTGAACGTGCCCCCAGTGCCGCTGGTGGACACCACAGTAGAATACCGCGTCCTGGTGCGGATGGCGCAGGCGGTAAGTTGCGCACAGTTCCGCCCGGTCAGGGGGTACAGTTCCGTGCCCGTGCCGATGGTGACAACCACAGGCGCATTGATTGTGGTTGTGTCCGGGACGGACTGGGCCACCACAATACAATACTTCTCCCCTCTGTTGTAGCTCCCGGCGGGAAGATTGATTACCAGATTGCCGCCGGTAAAGGTCACCGCCGCCGAAATGACCAGATGGTCACAGAGGCGGCAGACAGGCTTACATGCCATAAAATCACTCCTTAATGTCAGGGGCGGCAGGTATGCGCCCGCCGCCCCGAAATAATCACCCGTTATTCCGGGGAAGTTGGATCACAGTCAGCAGCCGCAGCCGCTGTTGCAACCGCAGCCGTTATTGCCCCAGCCGTTGAACTGCCCGCAGCAGTTAGTGGGGAAGTTCACGGGAGTGGGAGGCTGGACCACATAGGCCGGGGTGGGGCACTCCGCGCCGGTGCGACGCAGGATAGTGGCCTCGCTGGCAGAAATCATCGCGCCGATGGCGGCGTTCTGCTGGGCCTGGGAGGCGGACAGCTGAAGGGCCTGGATCTGGGCGGCCTGGGCGGCGATGCGCTCATCCTTGGCCTCCAGCCGCTGGGCGGTCAGGGCGTCCAGCACGGCCCGGGCGTTGGCGTTCTGATTCTCAATCAGGTCCCGGGTGTTGGACTGCATCAGATTGCGGGTGGCGCAATCCTCCTGGGCGATGGTGAATTTCACACCGTCGATGGAGCGCTGGGTCTCGCAGCAGCAGTCCTTTTGCTGGTAGCCCAGGTTACACAGCTGCTGCATCAGCGCAGCCTGCTGGTTGGACCGGGACAGCTCCGCCTGGGAGAAGCCCTGCATGACGTTCATGCCCAGGCCGTTGACGGCGTTGCTCTGGGCGTAGAACCCGTCGCACAGACCCTGGGTCGCGCCGTCCAGCTTCCCGATGATGGTCTGGGTGTCCAGGCTGCGCTGAAGGATGGATTCCACGGGATAGCCGCCACCCATGCCGCCAAAGCCGCCAAAGCCGCCGAAGCCGCCCATGCCGCCCCAGCCGAACATCCCAAAGATGAGGAACAGGATAATCCAAGCCCCCCAATCGCCGCCCCAGCCACCGCCACAGTTACCGTTGGCGGTGCCAGTGGGTGTCACATTCATGACGGCGGGAATGCCGCCGCTTTCAGTGCCAAGAGACATACATAATTCTCCTTTGTTGATGTATTTCTACTGCGTGGCCACGCATTGTAGACAAAAAGTGTTGATTTTTTGCAGATTTATGCTATAATACAGTTGTGCGGTGGTGGAATAGGTAGACACTATGGTGACGGGTAGAGCAACACCTATTATCCCGCTGGAGGTAAGGCCGTTAAGCGGCCTCTGGTTTGCGGGCCACTTAAATGCGCGACGGGCGTTAGATGGCAATTTGCTTATGCGGGGTGTAAATCCCCGCCCGCACAACAACTGTCCATTAATGGGGTAGTTTTTTACTTGAACCCGAACATCCCTTTCAGCCCACTCAGCGGCCCCTCCATCCGCTTTGCCATCTGCTGGGCCTGGTTGAGCTGCTGCTGGTTGAGCTTCCCTGAGGAAAGCATCTGCTGAATCATTTCGTTGGGATTTTTGCCCTGGTTCTGCTGCATGAACTGCTGGAAGGCTTGCATCATATTCATAGGACCTCCCTGGGGGCCGTTTCCGCCGCCCATAGCCTGCATAAATGGATTCGCCATATCATTCGTCCTCCTTCTTTGCGGTGCTCTTGGCGGGCCTTTTCAGCCGCTCTGAAAGTATTTCATTCACACGCTGTTCAATCATTTCCTCTGCCGCCTCGATGGTCATATACCTGCTTAAGTCAACTTGAGATTCGGCCTGCTGCCGGGCAGGGCCGTCCATCCGCTCCACCAGATCATAGACCTTCGTGGAGGGTTTCCCAGTGCTGTCTGCCTGACGCAGATAGATCACAGGGTTATTGCTGTCCCACAGCGCCACCGCGCACCCCGGCGCGATGGGCCAGTTGTCCGCCTCTGTTTTGCTCCCCACCCAGTTGATCCCGCCGTTCTGCGGGGCAGGCTGCTGGATTGGATTGGTCTGCATCGGCTGGACCGGCTGCTGCATCATGGACTGCTGCATTTGCTGCTGCCGAAGCTGGGCCAACTGGTCGGGCACAGGGCCGGGGTAGTATGGGTTTGGCTGGTAGCCCGAATAGTAGGGTTGATAAGCCATTGTCAATGCTCCTTTGTCCAATAGTAGGCCGGGTCCTCATTTCCGCTGTCCCAGCTGTCGTAGATCACGCCGTCCTTCACAGTCACCACGTGATGACCGGGCATGGACAGGATGAAGATCCCCCGGGGATTGTCTGCGGCGAAGTCGGCCACCGTGTAAGCCCCCAGACCGTCGTCCGGGATGAGGTGCCGCCGGAAGCCGTGCCGCTGGAGGTACGGTCCCCACACGCTGTCCGCGTTGGGCAGATCCCCCCGCTTAAACCCTTCCAGGGCAAGCCCGACATAGGTTTCTTCCCAGGCCTGCCCCAAAGCCTTTGATATGGCCCTCACGGTGCAGTCCCCCACACTTTTTCCGGCGGGGTTCGGCTGGTAGTAGGCGTAGCTCATTTTTTACGGTTCGGGCAGTCCTGGCAGTTGCCCGATCCGCCGCATTTACAGCCGTTGTTATCCTTGTTGTCCATAATGACCTCCAAAAAAGAATAGGAGAGCGCGGAAACGCCTGTTGGCATGGCAGCCTTGCCGCCGAATTTCCGTGTCCTCCTATGGCTGTATTATCGCATAGAAAAAGAGAGGGAACCTGTCAAGATTCCCTCTCTTTTCTGTCACTTTTCTGTCAAAAAACTGTCAGTGGAGCAGGTCGAAGAACCCAAGAATGATTGCGCAGGCTGCGGCGCATACAGACAGCGTAATGATGATGTAGAATTTCTGCTGTGCCGTCAGCGGGTGTGGGTTTGCATGTCGTAGCCGTATGCCATTCTCGTTGATGGTCAGCTCGTAGAGCTTCATGTTGTCCTTCATTCCACTGCCTCCCCGGTGGGCACCGCTTGAGCCTGATAGTTTCTCACAATACCCTCAAAGATGGCCCGGAGCTGCTTGTCCGCTGCGATGGCGTCCAATTTGGTCAAAGCCATTGCGTCCCGGTAGCGTGCCCCGGTTTTCTTCTTCCTCCGCCGCATGGCGTACAGGCGGGCAGTGACGTTGCAGTTGGCCGTCTGCTCCAAATCAGCGTACATCCGGCCTTTCGTGGCGGTTACGCTCCAGTGTTGGGCCTCGCAAAGCTCCTTGATGGCCCTGTCCATGTCTGATTTCCAGTGGTCCTCGGCAGGGCGGCTGAGTGCTTTCATGGCCGTATCCACCTTCGCTTCCAGGGCGCGGGTCTGGCCCTGCACTTCGTCCATGCGCTTCTCCATGTCCACCAGGAGCTGGGCCTGGGCGGCGATGAGCTGGGCGGGGGTGAGGGGCTGAGCCTGAGACAGGGCGTAAGAACCGGTACGGCGGATGGATGGTAGGACTTCGTGGGTGACCCAACGCTTGAAGTCTTTGGCCTCTGGCTTGTCGGAGCGGAGGATGACGTTGTATAGGCCAGGCTCGTTGATAATAGAGGTCTGCTGTGCTTTCCCGTTGGGGTCCTCCAACAGGCGGAGGGCCTTCTCATCATCATCCAAACGGGCCATAACATTGGAGTGATTAGAAATCCCGAGCACTCCACACACATCTTTCAGCACCCACCACAGCTCACCGTCCTTCTCGACGGTGCGCAGGGGCGTGTCGTGGTAGTTGAAGATTTGCAGGTCGTTCATACCGCGGCCCCCCTCTCCGCTTTCGCGGCACGGTAGCCTTTGGCCTTGCCGTAGTTAAACGCTAGGGCAATCATCTCAAGGGTGTCATCTGGCGTTGTTGCAACTCTCGTCAGCGCACAGGCTTCCACAAAACCAAGATTCATCCTGTTCTTGTCGAGCTTCGTCCGCTCGATGTACCGTTTCATTTTCTCGATCTCGCTCATGCCTCCGCACCCCCTTCGTGGGCGAACAGGCTCATTTGGCCGGGGAGCTGTTTGGGGAACGTAGCTGGAACCGGAAGCCCAACGGCCCCGAAGGTCTCGCGGACCATGCCGCACACGTCCAGCGGGGAGCTGCCCGCATCCAGCATGACGCGGCGGGTGATGGAGATGAGCTTTGCGAGTCCGTTGAGGGATACGCCCTCGGGGAAGGTGACACGGGGCGGGGCGGATGGGGCAACGTATGCCCCGGTACGGCGCAGGGCCGGGAGTACTTCTTCCGTTACCCAGTCGGTAAAGGCTTCGGCTTCCGGCTTCTTGCTCTGGAAGATGGCGCGGTAGAGGTTGCCCTCGTTGACGATAATCATCCTTTGCGGTCTACCCATCGAATCGGTGAGGTCGGTTGTAGCGACCCCATCCGCCTTTAAGCGTTCCTTGCAATATTTGGTTTGGAGCCCGAGCGGCCGACAGATATCCGCCAAACAGAACCACGGCTGCCCATCGACTTCCACGGCCCGGATTTTGCCGAACTGCTCACTGTTGAAAATTTGAAGATCGTTCATTTTTTTGAAAACCTCCTTTTCTTCTTGCGCGGAGGTTCCCTGCGTGGTATACTGAGGTATCCAGTGGGGGAACCTGCTGGTGGTTTAGGGCTTCGGCGTAGCTTTGACGGGCTGCCGAAGCCCTTACTTTTTTTTTGCCAAGTATTCCAGGACTATCATCCTGATTAGGCCGCTAACAGATGTTCCTTTTTCCCCGGCGATGGTTCTGAGCTTGTCCATAACTTCCGGGGAGAAGAACACGTTTGTCCGTTCGCTGTTTGCGACGGGTTTCGGAGCCAATATACTCACCCCCTTACAACATTATAATATCACCACTTTATCATTATGTCAAGGTGATTTTATAAATTCTTTTGGTGACATTAGGCGTTTAGATGTGGACATCTTGCGAACGATGTGGTATTTTGTAAAATAACGAAAATTAATGAGAACACTTCAATAATAAAGAGGTGCCTTTGATGGAAAGAGTGTTTTATGATGCTCCCAGAAAGAACAAGTGCCCAAAGTGCGGGAATGCAGATATACAGGGTGACATCATACCAGCAAAAAACGCAAATAAAAGTCGATTCCTTTCGGCTATACAGAATACAGGTAAAGCTAAGAATAGCTATGAAATTTTAGCCAAATGCCCGGTATGCGGGGAGAACTGGATTCTTGTCCCAATCAGAGCATCTTTCAAAATCCCATTTACGCAATCTGGGCGAGATGCTATGGCGAATGATTTACTCGTAGAATGCAACGTATGTGCGGCGAAGGTATCAACGGCAGACCACCTATCTGACTTTTTTCATTATTGGGAAAAGCTGATGTTTGAGCTGGAAAGGCTGTGTGCTTTCGAGGGATTGGTTGAATTTACTAGAGAGATGCCTTCTGCTTATAAGAATAGGCTTATATCGGAGTTTCAAGAAAAATTGAGAGCTGCTATAAGTAGAAATAAAGAAAGGGTTCTTTCCACAATTAAGGATGATCCCATACACCTATCAGCAGAGGCAGACGAATTTATTTCTGTCACGAGGAAGCACATGACAAGATTTTCCGAAGATACACTTTCATTTGCCCGAAAAGCCAACGACGAAATTCTATGTGCATTAAAGGAGAGGCCGCGTGAGCGTCCCGAAAAAGGAGACAACAGCGAAGAAGCTCAAGAACTTCTATGGAGCATTGTAATTGATGTCCCCAAAATGAATAAAACAAGGGATGTTGTAACTTTTGTGGAATTATACGACAAAATTTTACAAGCGCTTCAACGGCTCGTTCTTATGGGCGCAAAACCGGTCCAAATGCGAGAACCGCCAGCCCATGCATACAACAGACTAAAAAAGGAATTTCAAAAACATCTGAGTGCCGCAATCGATAGATCCGCTGGTCAGGTAATCGAAAACATTAATGGAAAATATCGTGGATTAGAATCCATGCAAAAGAAAGAGGCGGATTATTTTTTCCAATCATTAATTGATGTTTCTGGCTACTTCTCTGAAAGCACAGCTCTCTTTGCACAGGAGGCAAAGAGAGAAGTGCTCGCCTCCCTTGAACGGGAGCGCGACAGACAAATTTTTGACGTTTCTTGTCCGCAAAAAAAGAACAATTATTCAAACGGAGGCGCTTCAAAACCAGCTGTTGATTGGGATCGCATCGTTCGTGAAGAAAAAGAATGGCTTCGCCAGCAAATGGGGAAAACGCCAATTGAGGCAGAACTCGATCGCATTGATTCTATGGATGGGCACACCTTTGAACAATGGTGCGCAAGACTGCTTAAGGCATCTGGGCTTGTAGACGTGGAGGTAACACGCGGAAGCGGCGACCAAGGAGTGGACGTGATTGCCACGCTTGACGGTGTTCGATATGCTGTACAGTGCAAATGCTATTCGTCTGATTTGGGAAACAAACCCGTTCAGGAAGTTTTTGCGGGGGCGGTAATATATAAATGTCAGGTTGGATGCGTTATGACAAACAGGCACTTTACTACAGGTGCAAAAGAGCTTGCCGCCGCAACTGGTGTAGCACTCTGGGATCGAGATTGGATCATCTCATTATTAGAACAACTTGATCCAAACTTGTTCCCGCTGTATTGTTAAATAAAATAACCCCTCCGCAATTCAATTTATCGGAGGGGTTATTTTTTACTGCTTTTTCATCTGGCTTTCCAGTGTTGATAATGCAAATTGTGTAAGTACAATACCATCCGAAACATCTCCTTTCCACTCTAAATACCCCTTTCGGATCATATCCTTCAGAAGTAAGTTGTACCCTGAAAATTGCTCGTACTCAAAATCCGAAAAATATAAGTAATCTGGATTTTCTCTTTTTTTAGCAATGTTCCTGAGAAATAAAACAAACTTTCCCTCATCAACAGACATTTTTGCCATGTCTACACCACCTTCTATATACTTCAGGGCAAAGCCCTCTGTATCGGATGATACCACAGCTCATTCTAAAATTCAACAAAATATTGACAAGTTATGAACAGCCCCGTCGATTGGTGGGGGCTGGTTTGCGTTTATGCCGCATTGTCTTTTTCCATCAGAGGCAGAATCCCGTCAGATTTGAGCAAGCTGTAAATGAACAGCCTGCCCTTCTGCGTCCAGTAGGTATGCGTCTTGCTGTGGACTTCCCCATCATTGCCGGGGTAAGAGTGCGTCTTGGTACTGGTGTACCCTTGTTCAGCGTACTTTTGGTACAGGAGCCAGATATTGCCCTGCTTGTACTGAACACCAGCCTCATGCAGATAAGCGTTCATCTTGTTGGCGCTCCAGCCGTAGTCCTTGGCGATAGTGGAGATAGCCACAAGGTCTTTGCAGTTGAGTACAACGTCATAGTAGCTGGCTTTGGGCTGCATCTCCGCGATCTGCTGCTGCTGGACGCTGACTTGCTCAGCCAAGGCGGCGTTGACGGTTTCCAGTTCCTTCCGCCTCTGTCGTTCTTCCTTGATATTTTGGAGCAGGCGGATTGCCATATCAGGGTTATTCAGCATGGCCTCCACAGTGTTCTCTGTGGCGTACAGGCCATACTTGCGGATGGAGGGCAGAACATCGTAGGCGATAGTGCGCTGAAACGCCCGCGCGGTTTCGTTTTCGGCTTTCATGGAAAGCAAATAGAAAACAGGTTCGGCGATGTACTCGGGTCTTCCCCCACTTGTGGGGGAAACTTGAATCCCAAAAGATTCAAGGTGCTTGTCCACCCTCTCCCAGCGGATGGAAACATACTCTTTCCCCGCCTTAGTTTGGGACTGCGTAAACCCCAGCCCACGGGCCACATCTTCCAAATTGAGCTGCGCTACTCCGTCCTCATCAATGTACCCGCAAACACCTTGGAAACTCATAATTTTCAGCTCATTCATAATAATCCACCTTTCTATTAAAAGTTTTTGATAACCGAATCGAACCTTTCTTTTAAGAGAACGGGGCGAGTGGAGGAAAGGTGAAGCTCCACCCTTGTCAGCCCGTCGGCCTAGCCCCGTTATATCGGCAGACGGCGACGCCGCCGTACCTTCACCGAACCCATTATACATTGTCATGATTTTTCGTGCAATTGTTCTCAAACAGACAGGAAACAATGAATTTAACGGAATAATTTTGATTTATTTTTCCGAAGTGGGAAAATATTTTATCATGGTGCGTAAAAATTTACGCATTTTGTTGAATGTTAATGTATATTTATGCAAAACCGCGTCACAAATAAGAATAATTTCTCTGTTTTTCACAAATCGAAATTTCCTCAGTCTCGATATATAATAAGCAGAAAAAAGAAGCCCAGGGATTAATCTCCCTGGGCTTCTGCTATAGCACCTTATAAATCTTCCGTTTGATATTCCGAATGCGCCGGTTCACCGTAGATTCGGACATATTGAGCGCTTCCTGTATCTCGATGATGGAACGGGCCTTTACCCGAAGGTCAAACACAGCCCGCTCCTCATCCGAGAAATTGCACTCCCGGCGAAACCGTTCACATTCGGATTCGGTAAATTCGGTCTTGATATTCAAAGGGTCACCCCTTCTTCTTGACCCTAGTCCCCTTTGATTTCCCCTTGCCCTTTTTCCGGACTCTCGCTACTATCCGTGCCATTATAGATACCTCCAGTGTTGTCGCCCTGGACGAGGTTGGCGTTGCCGCCCTCGCCGCTGTCCACGACGTATGTATCGAACTGGCTCCACTGGTGGATATGGTAGAGGTTGGTTGCGGCCAGCGCAATAATCAGCACACCGACCACGCCCAGCAGGATGTAAATCAATTTTTCCTTGAATTTGTTTGCCCGCTTCAAATCCTCATACATCTCCGATGCCAGCGGGGCCAAATTTTTGTCATCCATACTTTCACGCCCTTTCACCCTAATGATACCAGATTCGGGGCAAAACGCAAGATGTTTTTTAGTCCAGCTTGCCCAGCCGGTCCAGCGTAGTCATCACCCGGCAGTAGTCCAGGGAGATGTTCAGAACATTGTCCTCCAGGCTGTTGGGGTTGGGGTCGGACACGCCATTCAGCGCCCCGTGCTCCATCAGCTTGCGGATGGTGGGCTGGTAGCTGGCGGGCACGTCTTTCAGGGTTTTGTAAGTAGGCATATCATCGTCATCCTTTCCGTCTAAATTGTCCGTGGGCTTGTCCTCAGGAACCAGCGGCCAATCCGGCCTGCCGTAGCCCATGATATTCCGCCCGCCAACCACATAGCGGCAGGCGCGTACGGCGCTGGGGTTCCCGGCATTGCCCTCCACGGTATGGACGAA